GAGCGTGAAGCTATAATTTATCTCCTTGGCCGTCGGTGCCTCTACGGTGACCGTGGCGCCTATTGGAGCCTTCCTCTGCAGCCTGTCGTCCGGCGACATGATGTTGTTGTATACTGCAGTAATTATCGCCTGGTTGGCCGGCTGGCCGTTGGCGTCAATTACGACCACCTTCACCGTTCCTGGTCCTGCCCATTCCGGCATTACCAGCGCGGTACCTACACCAGGAACCTCCTCCGCCCATCGCTTATAATCACCATCGCTGCCGACAAAGCTGGCCTCGCCGGCTGCGTCAATTTCTAATATCCTATTGCGCAGCTCATCGTCGCTCTCTACTTCGGTTCCGCCTGTAATGCTTGCTTCGTTGGTTATTGATGTAATGCCTTTGATTGGCGTCATCATCAAAGTAACCGTATTTGCCGGCACATTCCCTTTGGTCCCTGGTTCAACAGCCGTTACTTGAACTCTTACGGTCCCATCTTCGCCGATGGTATACTTTTCGGTTGTCTGATATTCAATTGCCGGCGTGTCAGCTGTGGCCGGTGCGGCGAACCTGAAACCTGCAGGTATTGTTGTTCCTGGTACTCCTGTTATAAGGAGCTCTCCTGAAGCTGCGTTTGCAGGTTTTCTTGTTATACCGCGCCCTTTGGCATGATAGTCCAGCCATTCGTCATATGCCCACATCGGGAACATGATCTTCAGCGTTTCTACGAGGTGGAATTCCAGCATTTCTGCTTTTTCAAGTGCTGTAGGCTTGGTAAAATCCCAAGGAAAGCCATTTTCCGTATCGTCTATGTCCGGTGGCAGATTTTCCATCATGCGCTTATGAATTGTTTCAGCATCCTGATCATTCAGGAAACTGGGCGGTGTAAACTCTGGTATCGACATCTATTCCACCTCCTTATGTTTGAAAATTCACACCGATTTTTTGTTCTTCCCATTCTTTGCCCTTTACAACGAACTCGCAGTATATGCTGTCACTGGTCCATGTAAACTCAAATCCCCGGACATATTCTGTCCTTGGGTTGACCATGAGCGCCTCTGTGATAGTTCTCTCCAGGGCCGATTCTACCGCCTGCCGGTCCGCCTGTTTTAAGGCGTCATGAAGCTCGATTCCTATATCGCTGCTGTATGCCAGCCTTTCCATGCGTTCTGTCAGCACGGTTTTAATGCACCATTGTTTGTATGCTTCTTTCCCGTCGGCCACCACCAGTTTATTGGCTCCGTCTCGCCTGAAGTCTCCAAGCTGGAAATCAAAATAAACGCTCGGCTTATATTTCTGCTCCTCCGGAGGAGTTGTTATGTTGATCTCTGGAACGTCAAAGACAGGAAACAGGTTTTTATCTGCCATATGATCATCCTCCTATCTTTGTTGCCGGTAGCACGATATCAATGACTACGGCGTCGTTTTGTACCCAGGCCACCAGGACCCTGTCTCCCGGCTTCAGCCAGCGCATGCTTTCCGGAACCACTACATCGTGAACATGAGCTCCCTCTGTATTTGGGTGGCTGTGAGTTCCGTCGCCTTGGTATTGGTCGTGGCTTCCGCTTGGGCCATGCGGGTGCTGTCCTTGTCCGGTTTTGGTTTGGGTTAATGGTTTGCCTGGGTCATGGGTTACATCCCTGCATACCAGGTAATCCGTTTTAGGTATTGGTATCGGGTATGTGTTGGTCAGCAAGCTGTAATCCGCTTGGATTACTCCAAAATCAAGCAGAAGGGGAGATGCATTTACTTCCTTAATGCGCTGCTGCATTACCCTGGCCAGCTTGTTTATACCTGAGCTTCCCGATGATGGTTTCATGCTCCCACCTCCTATGCTTTAGTTATTGTATTTGGCTTTACCCAGCCGATGGCGTCCACATGGTACGGGCATGGCCTTGAAGTATCCACTTTGATTGTGATCGTGCACTTTCTGTTGGTAAATGTCTTCCCTTTGCCGTTTCCGTAGCTGTCGCGGTATACCGATCCATTAAGGATTACAATGTCGCCCTTGTTGAACTCTCCGGAGCTTGAAGCTGCAGTGGTTGTGGCCTGTGTGGTGGTAGCTGTTGTTGTTTTGTCCTCTTCGTCTTCCAGCTCCATGGTCATACTTCTACTGCCGGCATCGTGTCTTATGGCCTTGATGATGTAGTATCCGTTGAGGGTTCCTGCCTTGACATGGATCTTATCTCCTTTGCGGATCATTGGCACGTCTGGAGCTTCGAGGACTATTGTCCTGGCCGGTTTGCCTTGCTCGTCCAGCATTTGCTGGGCCGCTGATTTCGCTGTGGCCAGTGTATCGTCTTCGGACCTATTGTAGATCCTTTGCCGGATACCGTATTGGGTTAATCCGTCAAGTACGGCCTCCACCGGCTGCCTTCCTTCGCTGTCTTCCTTGCCTACCACCTTTACCCTGGTGACAAGATCCGCGGTGCTGATCTTATCTCTGACCAGCGTCGCGTTTGTGTCTTCATCAAAGTGGTATATGGTTTTATTGCTTCCTTTCGGCAGCACGCTTACCTTGCCTTTTGTGGCTCGGATAATGCATTTGGGTCCGCCTTTCTTTGCTGCATCATCTAAAAGCTGCAGGAGAATATTGCTCAAATATTCGTTCTTGAAAGGCATCTTTGCATGTGCTACATCCGGGCCCTCGTATTTTTCGACGGGTACTCCCCAGTCGTTGAATATTCCCATGATGGCCGATTTGGTTCCTGTGCCAGCCGTATAATACCGGTTATCCTGGCTCTGTTGAAGGTTGAAGAGCTCATCATAAGCCATGATGTCAAAGATGGTAGCAGTGTTCCCGATTTCTCCAGGTTCCCATTCAACTATGGTTCCTCTGGCGACCTCGTCACTGCCTGTTCCCCAGTCTGCAATAACGACCACTATACATCCTGGTTGTGCAATGCTGGAGAGTTTTTTGCCTTCGTATGTGATATTATGGAGTGATATGCTGGTTCTCATGGCCAGCTCTGCGTCGCCTTCCTCCCATCCGAGACTTTCGGCAGCCTGGGTGACATCGATCTGTTTGCCTGAAGATGTAATTAGTATCACTCTGTATTTGATTCTGCTAATGTCTATCGTGGCTCTTCACCTCCTAACTCGGCAGCGTTAGGACTTGTCCCGGGTATATTAGATTTGGGTTTTTCAGCTTGTCTTTGTTCAGGTTGTAAATCTCCATATACCTTCCGCCCTTGCCAAGGGTCACTTGTGCAATTTTCCAGAGACTATCTCCACTTTTAACGGTATAAGTCTTGGCTGCAGCTTTTGCTGCCGGAGGCCGAGTTGATGTGCTCGTCTTATTTGTCTGCGTTTTGGGCTTGATGTTCAGCTCGTTTACCGTGTAAACCTCTATAGGCTTTGCTTCAATAAAGGTGATTGTGTACTCGTAGTCGCCGTTTCCTCCGGTGGCCTCTGCAGTGTAACTGTCCAGGTATACATCGTGGTTGATTGGTGTCTCTGTGACCATGAGCCTTATTTTGGTGCCTTCTTTACGCCATCTTTCCCATATGTTCTGGATCTCCTCCGGGCTTTGCCAGTATTGGGATTTTACATAGCTGGCGTTCCTTCGGCTTTTGCCGGGGAGGGTACCGCTCCACGAGAAGGTTAAAAGGTTGGTACCCTTCGGGATCCTTACCTCCCCGACATTGATAATGTCATAAACCTGGAATGCAGCGTCGCCTTCTTGCTTTGTCTTTTCGGGGAGCATGGAAAGCGCCAGCCTTGCTCCTGTTTCTATTTCAGTGAGGTATATATCCATTACGCTTCAGCTCCTCCTTTCACCGGCATATTTGCAAAAATGCGGGCCAGTCTCTCTGCCAGCTCGTCTCCTATGTCGTCGGTCATTTCACGGATATAGGCTTTCAATATGGCCACCACTTTGTTTTCGTCAGTGTTATCTCCGCTGCCTTCGATCGTGAATTTAGGCTCTGCCTTGACTTCCACTTTGATGGTTATGTTTTGGCCGGCTTTTCCGGTTGCGGACGCCACTGGGATTTCCTCCGGTTCCTCGCCTACTATTCCGCCGTCTTCGTAGGCCCTGACTCCGAGAAGTTCACCGGTCCGCTGCCATAAATCAAGGCCTCTTTGTCTCTTGCTTGGGCTTAACGGGATAAGGCTTTCGGCTCCGTCCTCGGCCACGATGCCCATGTGCGGTTTTGTCATAATTCCGCCGTATGCATGTTCGAGGATACTGCCTTTGCCCTTGCTGGTTGTCAGGCCGGTTTCCTTTGAGCCTTTTTGGCCCAGGTCTCCGATCCATTCGCCAATGCCGCCGAGCTTCTCGCCTACCCATTCCCATGCTTTGGTTGCTCCGTTCTTGATGGGCTCCCATACGTTATTTGAGAACCAGTCGGATACTCCGGACCAGGCCTCGCTTATGGCGTTCTTTGCCGCTGTGAATTGTTCTCCCAGCCATGCTCCGGCTGTCTGTGCTGCGCTTTTTACCGGCTGCCATACCGTTTCATCAAACCAGGTGCTTACAGTTCCCCATGTCTCGCTTACCCAGGCCTTGGCCTCGCTCCATCTTTCGCTTACCCACTGACCTGCCGCCTGGGCTCCTGTTTTGACCGGGGTCCATATGCTCTCTTCAAACCATGTTGAAAAGTCGGACCAGCGTTCGCCTATCCATGTCCTTGCCTCGTTCCAGCGGTCACTTACCCATTGGCCGGCTGCCTGCGCTGCATTGCTTACTGGGGTCCATATGGATTCGTCAAACCAGGAAGAAAAATCAGACCATCTGTCTCCGATCCACGTCCTGGCTTCATCCCATCTCTGGCTTACCCATTCACCTGCAGCTTGCGCCGCGTCTTTTACCGGAGTCCATACGCTTTCGTCGAACCATGCGGAGAAATCGATCCATTTCTCTCCTACCCAGTCTCTGACTTCACTCCATGCGCCGGCTGCTATGTTAATGGCCGATATTCCGACGTCTTTTACCGGGGTCCATACCGAAGTGTCGAACCAGTCGCTGAAGCTACTCCATTTGTTGCTGATCCAGTCTCCGGCCGCGTTCCACTTCTCGGCCACCCAGGATCCGGCGTTTGAAGCTCCAGTCTTGATGGAGTCCCATGTGTTACTTGCCCACTGCTTGGTGTTTTCCCAGAACTTTGATAAAGCTCCGTCTTTGTCTGTTGCGTCTGATAGGGCTTTTCCTGCTTTATCTCCGGTGAAGAGTGCGGCGACGCCGCCGATTCCGGCTCCTACAAGAGCTCCTACGCCTGTTCCTATTACCGGTACCACCGAGCCTATTGCAGCTCCTATGCCGGCTCCTGCGCCTACCATGCCTATCTTGGTACCGCCCTTCCAGTATTCGTCCTTGGCTTCTTTCCCGGTCTTCTTGGTGCCCTGGTATATGTCTATCGCTCCGGCTCCAAGTCCGGCAATACCGAGCGCGCCGCCCAGAACACTTGAAGCTCCGGCTGCTATGGCTCCGCCGGCAGTTGTTGCTCCGCTGCCGAGTGCTACGCCGGTCTTGGCCAGGCCGGTTGCCAATGCTCCGCCTGTGACCACATATGTTCCGTTGGCCAACTGCACAGTGTTTAATGCCTTACCTGCAGCTCCTGCGGCTCCTGGAAGTGCTAACGGTGTTCCTCCGGCCGGTGGTAATGCTGGGGGCTTGGTTACTGTTGGTAGGGAAGGATAACCTCCTAATGGTGAACCTCCTGTCGGGGATCCTCCTCCTGGGCCCTGAATAGTCTTTCCGTAAACGTAAACTATGGAGGCTGTTACATACATGGTGTCTGTTGAGTAAGCCGACGGTATGCCTGTTGTATCAGGTGTTCCACTCTTGCTGCCTTTGCCAAAGAGGTTAATTAATCCCTTGCCGCCTTTGCCGATCAGCTTGAAAATTCCGAGTTTTTGAAGCGCCAGTGCTATTGCTCCGGCCGACAGCCAGGATGTACTGGTTGGTTCCTCTCCTCCTGGGAGCAGCGTTCCTGCGTCTTTGAATACGCCCTTTATGGCATTTAGGAGTGCCTCACCTACCTTCTTGCCGTCAAATCCTTTTTGGAAGCCTTCAGCGAATGAAGCTCCTATGCTGGTTCCGTCCTCTACGGCGCCTTTTGCGTCTATTCCGAGTATGGCCAGCAGTCCTGCAGAGAGCGCAGTTCCTATTCCTTCACCGATTTTGCTGGCTTTGTCTGCAAGCCAGGCCTTGCCGGTTGAATTCCACCATTCGTTGAACGGCTGCGCTATGATCTTGTCCCAGGCTATCTTCAGCTTTTCACCGAAGTTTTTCGCGTCCTTCCATTCCTGGGAGTTAACCATGCGCTGTATGCTGTTTCTTAAGTTGTCCACTCTGGCCATTACCCACTTGGAAATATTTGCTCCGGCTTTCTTCCAGGCTTCTCCCCACTGTGTGATGATGTCCTGGTTCTCGTCTATCCAGTTGGTGAGCTTTTCAAGTCCTGGCTTTATACCTTCCCACAGGCCTTGTCCCCAGGGCCTCAAAAGTGAGTTTTGAAGAGTGTCTTTAAGGGTTGATATCATACCCTTGGCGGTCCTGGATTGGTTGGCCATCATGCCTCCGAAACGTTTATCCATGCCTCGTAATAACGCATCTATAACCTTTGCCGCTTCTATACTCTCTTTACCGATGTTTGCGATCTGTTCTCCGGTTAGGCCGAGCTCTTCCTGCAGTATTTGGTTGACTGGTACACCAAGCTCCTGAAGCTGCAGGAGTTCCTCTGCCTGTGCTCGTCCTTTCGCTCTCATCTGGCCGAGTGCTCTCGTTATACGGTCTATTCCTTCAGAACCAGCTCCCAGGCCGCTGGCCGTGTCACCTATGGTCTTCAGCATATCAAGCACATTGTCTGCTTCAAAACCGAAGGCCATCAGCAGCTTACTACTGTTGATCAGTTCCGGGAATTCGAACGGTGTTTTATTGGCGAACTCTGACGCTTCCTTCAGGAATTTTTCTGCCTTCTCGGCGCTTTTTAGCATGGTTTCAAATGCGATCTGTGTCTGCTCGAAATCGGCGGCTATGTCCATCGGTTTATAAATACCGGCAAATGCACCGGTCGCGCCGAGTATGGCGCCTTGTATGGAGGTTGCGAAGTTCCATAAGGCCTTTAATGGTGCTGTGGCCAGGTCGATTACTTTCATCGTAAAGCTGAATGTCTTACCAGCTATGCTGCGTGCTTTTGATGAAACTTTACCGACAATGCTTGATGCTCTATCCAGCGCATCAAGAACGATCTGGTATTTGGTTTTGTTCATCTGGTTCAGCCGCTCTTGCGTCTTTTGGTTGGCCTTGTCAAATCCGTTTATCTTTCGCGTCGCCTGGGAAATGCCGGGATCTGTTTTATCCTCGACATGGATAGGTATCTCAATGCGAAATGTTTCGGCTGCCATCCATCAATCCTCCTCTCTTTCGTTATTTTCTTCCTCAAGCTGCACGCGCATAGAGGCTAACATGAAAGCTCTCACTCCTGGCGGTTTGGCCATAACCTCGTCCGGAGGAATGCCCATCCGCTGGAATATGTGATGAAGCAGGGTGGCCATTCCCCCGGCCTTTATGAGTTTTTTGCGGTTTCCTCTGCAGTAACTGAATAACCGCTGATTTTGTCGATAAGCTCAAGCACGGCGTCCTTTTCTCCTGCGAGCAATGTCTTGTCGATAAGGTCCACACCATTGAGCACATTTAAAGCCTTCCATGCACTCTTGTTATCCCAGATCTTTGCCCTGTCCTCTTCTATGGTTGCCTGGTATATCAGAGCGCTTCTGTATCTTACGGTGTCGGTATATTCAGGGAATTTAATGCCGAGCTGTTTGTTCCTGACGTATTTGGTGTATTTCTCTTTGCAGGCCTGGTATTCTTCCTCGGTCAAAGGACGAATGCGGAATTTAAAGAGAACCACGCCGTTTCTGGCTATCTCGATTGTTTGAATGTTGTCTTCCTCAGTCTTAAAGTTTGCAGCCGCCAGCAAACCTTTGAGGATATCGTCCTCGTATGCTCTTAACTGGCCCTTGTTCTCCTCTTCAGTAAGCTCAATTTCTTCAATTCTGGCTTTTTCGATTTTATCGTTTGCCATGATTTCATAACCTCCTTAAATTAAAAAATTGGCCGCCCTGGTGTGCAGGACGGCCATAAATATTTGGTTATATGCCTGCACGCTTCCATTGCGTATTAGGTTGCGTATTAGGCGGTTAACAAGCTTTGCAATTCCGGAGGATCATTGACAAAGAGGCTCCAGGCTCTCTTGATGGTATCTCCCACGGAAAGGTTCTGCAGATCTATAGTGCCGCTTGGTACGCACTGTCTGTAAATCATGCGCTGTTCGCTCCCGTTGCGTCCCTTTACCACGCCTTGGAAATTCCAAGCCGGCATTACTCCGGTCTTCATTCCTTCGAACAGCTCCTGGATGAAGCGCTCGTCTGCGATTACCACTTCTGTGAAGGTTAGGGTCACGCCATAGGCCTGGAACACTTCATGCTCTTGTGCGTCTCCCAGCGGCTGATATTTAGCATTTGTCACATTGACCTGGGTCTGGAATGTTTCAACGGTGGCCAGCATGACGCCCTCGTCGTTGTAAAGCGCGCCGTCTTTCCCGGTCAATACTTTCCTGGCATCAATCGGTGCTCTGTTATTTAACATGCCTTATCCTCCTTCCTTAAGATTCAGGCGAAAATCTGAACTTGAAGGTCAGATATGCCTTTTCTATACTGTCGATATCATCAACAGCAATTACAAACCATGCGCTGTCTCCCGCAGGCGGATTGAGTGGATCCTCATAAACGGTACCGTCCAGGAGTTTCTTCTCGCCGATCATGGCGTTTACTACGCCCTGGGCCGCAGCTATGAATGTCGCTCTTCCGTCACTGTCGTTGTTTATCTTGCCGATCAGTGGATCGGTGGTTGCTACTATCCTTTCGATGAGCTCAAACCTGGTCTTGGTCCTGCGGATTTTCTTCCAGCCTTCATCCTGGTTGCCGCTTGGTGTTACCAGGGTATTGATGGCGCTCTCGATCCAGATCTGGTCGCTTGCGTTCACTGTGAGAACGATGCAGCCTTTCTGCAGCGCCTTTTCAATCTGGCTATTTGTCAGCGCCTCTGCGAGAGAAACAAATCCGTTTACCACGGTGTGGGTCAGGCTGGTGTTGGAAGCTACGGCTGCTATCATGCCACCGATCCTGGCTGCCAGCTTGTATCCGTCATAAAGGTTTCCGCTGGCGTCGTATGCCGAGTTCAAGACGTAGACCATTTTCTCATCGTTGAATGCTGCAGCATGGTTCATCCTGGTATCAAGGTCCACATCCTTTGTCTCTGCTACGCAGGCCATCGGTGTGGCTCCGGCGAGGTAGATCCTCTGGATGAAGGACTGTACCAGTGCATGAACTGCCGTGTCAGATGTGTCTACGCACAGCACGTTCCACTTGCCTGCTTCCAGAATATTAAGCGCTGCACTGTATTCGGTGGTGGTTACAGTCGGGTTGGTTCCGGCTGTCATGGCTGCCTGGGCCACTGTTGCCAGCACCTTGTTTCCGTCGGCGAGTTTTTCTGCTGTGAAGTTCTTGCTGTTGGCGAATGCCGCCACGAGATCTGCTGGCTCTCCTGCTCCGGTTGCTCCCTTTGCAAATTCCACCTTTTCAAACTCTGTGGTCCCTGAATAGATGATGCATTCGCGCTTATCGTCGTTCAGCAAACTGTCCCTAATGGTTACATTGAACGGACGGTTACCGACGTATTTCGCGGTGATTTTTACCACGTCAGTTGAAGCGCCGTCTTTGAGGGTTATTGTTGCGGCGGTTCCTCCGGATCCTGCTCTTACTGCTTTTACTTTGCTGCAGCCTCCGTTGAACATCTCTGTGATTGCGTCCACGGTGAGCTCTGTTCCAAAGGTGGAAGTTGCCGCACTGGGGCTGTCAAGTTCTACGAGCTTGTTGAGCGGTCCCCAGTTTGCCCTTATAACTACTGCGCCTATACCGTTTACGGCTCCTGCCGGTGTTACTCCGCCGGCATTCTCATATCTGGTATAGACTCCAGGGCGGACTTTCTTTTCACCTATCGTGAAAACTCCTGCCATGTTACTTGACCTCCTTCGTCATGAAATCTTTTACTATTTTTGCTGCCTGTGTTTTTGTGGCTTTTTCGACGCCTGCCACGCGGAAGGCAGCCATTACGCATTCAGGCATGACCTTTTTACCGAATACCTTTTCTGATGCTGCAGCGAGCTCTTCGGCTGTGTATTCGGGCTCCGGGGTTGTCGGCTCCACAGAGCTGGTCTTCTTGGTGTTCTCGGTTTTTTCAGCCATAGAATAACCTCCTATTCTTCATAATCTGTTCCTGCGATATTCGTCTTCGCCAGTACATGCGCATATTTTGGCCTGCGAAGTATACCAAACCGCACATTGATTTGGAGCTGGCCTGTAATGAGGTAATTGGCCGCGCTGTCGGCTCTTATGCTCCGTATGAACATGGGAGATGTGTCCAGCATTGTAACCTCTCCCTGGGTTGCCAGCGTGTCTACGAGGTATTTAAGCCATTGTAGCCTTGCTTCCGCAGTTGGAGCGAATATATGGCCAGCTATGCTTCCGTTCATCCAGGCCACTGTATTTGTTTCCTCGGCCGTTTCCAATGTCGCAAGCCTGAAATAAAATGCAGGCTTGTCGTTTGCTGTTGTGAAGTAATCCTGGATCTTGTCACGGCCTATCAATACAGCGGCTGGTTCCCATTCCTTGACAAACTCATTCATGGCCATGATGGGATCCGGGTCTGTGGTTTCTTGGCAGGGAAAAGCCAGCACGTCAAAAAGAATGGTGATGCCGTTTACATGGGATCCTTCTATCGTGTTGGCGCTTAATTCGAAGCTGTCTGATCTTACCCAGGCCAGGCAATACGGATGCTGTTCGGCTGGCTGCATAAATACATCGCATAGAGCAGCGCGCACTTCCGGCTCTATTTCTTCCGGAGGAGTTCCGGCCTCGTCGCACCATATATTGAGCGTCATTAATCCGGAGCTCTGCCTTTCTGGGTTGGCCTGCATATCCACCACGAAATCAATCCGCGGATACTGCTTTTTGCCTTTCCAGCCTTCCTCCTGGTCTCCGGGAGCTGCCTGGTAGAAAATTGCCGGCAGTTTGTTGAACTTGGCCAGCTTGTCCGTTAGGTCCTTGCTGGCTATAAGTCGGTTATAAATCAAGTCCTCCAGCGTCATTGCCCTTCGCCTGCCGTGCCTTCAGAATTGATGGTCTCCATGTCGGTGGTCCATTTGACCGCCCATTTGCCGGCAGATACCTCTGAAGCAAGTATTGTGAAGTAGTTTGTGACGTTCCCCAGGCCTGGCAAAAATAAAACGGTCAGCTTTTCATCGCTCACCGCTGTTACAATCCCATTCCTGGGTTCATCCCATGTCTCATGTTTCGCCCTGATTAAA